TAGCTGTCGATATTCGCCGCCGCCAGTGAGCAAATAGCCAAATGCATCGCCCACATGGGAGTGTTCGTTCTTGCTGGGCGCATCTTTGAACCGTTCCTGACCGGCACCCACCGCAATCCGCTTGAAATGGTAGCCACCAGACAGGGATTTGCGTAGCAACTTGCACTGCTTGTGTACCAGTAGGCCTGGTTTGCCCATGACCATGCGGTTCATGGGGGCTGCAGCCGCCTCGCGCCTGGCCTTGAAGTCATTGGTGGCCGTTGGCTCGGCCTTCAGGCCCAGGCTTTTCAGGTACTCGAAGGCCGTAGTCTCATAAATGGCGTCCCGCTGCAGGCCTGCAGGGTCACCCCAAATCCGGCATTCGTACTTTGGAAACCTGACCTGCAGTTCACTGAGCAATTGCTGTCCAAAACGCTCCAGCCCCATGTCAAAGGTGACGATCTCATGCAGCACACGCCACTGGCCGGAGGGATGCCGCTGGCCAAAGACGGCTGCAGGTGTCAATCCGAAGTCCAGACCAACCTGAATCGGCAAGGTAGGGTCTGCTTCCAGTTCGGCAGACATGATGCCATCGTCATACTCTGGCCAGACAGGCCTGCCCTCCTGCACATAGGTGTACAGCCCACCGGCATAGCACCGAATCCAATCCAGATTCTTGCCTAGCAACATCTGCTGGTAATAGCCTGTGGGCAGATTGTTGATATTCTCGGCATTGGGATTGATCTTCCACCACTTGCCGGACGCAAACACATGGTCTTGTGCCTCTGGATTTTCCGGCAAATCATCAGACGCCACCTCCAGAATACCCGCCGGTTGCTTCCAGAACTTCCAGGCATACGGGCCAGACATCTTCTCCTTCTCGGCCATGTTATGCCACCAATGGTCATCGTCCATCGGGTTGGTGTCCATCCAGATCCCGTGCCAAGTGGCCCCGCCATCCCTCTTTGTGGGGTATCGGCCAACCCGGTGAGTCAGCCCATCAATCACTGCCTTGGGCAATTCCCTGGCCTCATTCACCCAGGCGCCGGTCAGTTCCAGCGAAAGCAGTTTCCTGACATCCTTGGGCTGATCAAGGGCCAGGAAAATGACCTCGCAGTCAATGCCAGCAGCACCGTCCCTGGCCGGCAGCCGGATGTGGTGGGTAATTGGTGGCGTCCAAAGCATGGGGCCAAAGGTGGCCTCCGGGAACAGATCCAGCCAGGTCTTGATGGTGGTGGTCTTCAGCATTGGATAGCTGTTTCTAACCACCGCCCACCGGGTATAGCGGATATTGTCGTGAGGACTGGGTTTCTGCTGGATAGCTTTCTTGAATATCTTGGCAGCACAGCCATAAGACTTGCCAGACCCCACCGGCCCCATAATGCCCTGCACAAATGCATTGCTTTGGAAGAAGTCATATATCACCGGAGACTTGCTGAAATCAAATCTCAGACCACCGGCATTGACTTCTTTGGTGCTTCTTTCTTTGGTTTTCATACTATTCCCTTGAGTCTGGCGCCACCACATTGACATCGATCACACTGGGCTTGTCATTGTCATCTGGATTGTCCAGCAAGCCACTGGCCTTGGCCGCCAGCCGCAAGACACCCACCTTGTCAAACAACTCAATTTCCAGCGAAGTATTCCCATCGCGGTCAGTCCTGACTTTGATATTCTTAATGCTTTGCAATGCGTGTTCAGGTATCTGATGACTGGGTTTTATCTTGACCTTGCCATCCTCATCCCAGGACATAATGTCTGTCAGCTTGGTATTCATCATGGCCAGTATCTGGTAGGCAATGGCCTCTTTATTCCCAAGCATGGTGCCAGACCTCTCCATCCGGCGCTGGATAGATCTGATACCACCCCAGTTTTTCAGACTGGGTATTTGCTCACCAATGCGAGATTTAGTCATTGCTTGTCAGGATAGAACGCCGGAACTTCCGTTCTTTCCCCATTTTCATCAAAAAGGATAAACATAATATGAAGTGCATCTTCAATATCCTCTTTATCAACCCATGTTTTCTGGGTCAGGTGCTGATGCCAACGGTCATAAACCTCAATCGGTTTTAACCCTTTATCCCAAAACTGCCTTCCAGCCTTTATGTGATATTGGCCATTTTTGCATTCCAACCCATAGGTTGTAATTGCCCATTGTTTTCCCATCCAAAGTACCGGATGAAGTGCTTCACCTTCTAGCGGAGCAAGTTCGAAATTCATAACATCTCCTCAGAATGGAATGTCACTGTCTTGCTGCGGCTGATATCCATTAGCCTTGGCCTGATTATGATTATTGATAACCGGCTGAGCAGCAGGCGCATTCTGAACCTTATTGCCAACCTTTACAGCCACCCAGGTATCACCATTGGCAGTCTTCTTTGGAGTCACATCCAGCCAATGCACTGAGCCATCCGGCAGCATCACCTTGCCTTTGTAGGCAGGATGCCAGTCCTCAGTCTTCTTGTCGTTCTTGAAGGCAGATCCCTGCCCAGGTTTCATTTCGTATGCCATCTCAGCTTCCTTTCAAAGTTAATGAACACTAACACAATCACCGAAAAAGTAGGGAAAAGTTTTGGAAAAGCGGGGAAAAGTTTTGGGGGGTACCCCCATCGCTAGGGTGAGGGGTGGGGGGGCAAGGGGTCGTTTCCTGTACGCGCATACAGTATGGCCATGCCCTGCCCACCCCCGCCAGCCAGGCAGCATGACCACCCCCACCCCCTGGCTGCCGGTCTGTACAAAATCCATATGTTGGTCTGGGTATCGGTTGGTCTTGATTTAAACGGCCTACAAGGCGCTGGAAGACCATCTGGCTACCCTGGTACCAACCAGGTGCAGATCTCGCCTCCTGGCTCGATCTAGGCGCCTTCCTGAGCCTGTTCATCTTTGGGTGTCCCGGTGCAGTTGCAGGATCTCGGCCGGCAGTCTGTCAGGGTTCGGGGTCAGGCCTTCGATCCGGTAGGCTTCGATGATGCACTCCAAATGCTCTTCAAATTGTTGTCGACTTATGTAAAGTTCTTTTACAACCTGGTTGTACATAACAACCTTATCTATACCTTGTTCTTCTCGTTCGGCACAACCTCTGGAGGTTGTAGAAATTGCATCAAAAGGTTGTGCCTGGAGATCAATTGGTTGTACAACCTCTGGAGGTTGTGTGTGTGATGGGTTATCCACAGTATTAGATACAACCTCTGAAGGTTGTGTCTTAGACCGCCTTGACTTGACCTTGGCGATGTCTTCCTTCATCTTTTGTACCGTCCTTGACTGTCCTTTTGCTGGCATGGTTGGTTCCTTTCTGGGGGGTTGGTTGAGTGCTTTGGCCACCAGGTCAGCGATCCTTCGCTGGCCTGCTGGGTCTGGTGCTGAGGCCTGTTCCTCCTTCATCCAGGGCGGTCTGGTGTCCTCGATGGTGCTGACCAGGCTGATGGCATCCTCGCCTGAGATGTTGGGGTCAAAGATCACCCGCCAGGTGGTTGTGCGCTCGCCTGGCCTGGGCTTACGCATGACCTCCAGGTAGCCCGCCTTGACCAGCTTGATCAGGTGCTTGCTGATGCCTTGCTGGCTGATACCCAGCTTGGATGCCAATGTGTTCTGGCTCACCCAGGTGATTCCTGAGCGGTTCATGTAGCTGCAGATCAGCACAAAGGTACGCATCATGCCAAGCGTGATCTGCTTGTCAATGCAGGCGCGTATTGGCACCACGCAGAGTCTGCGCTGGTCTGGTGGCGATTCGTGCAGCTTGATCCGGGGTTTCTTGGGGATCTTCAGCGGCACCACATTGTCAAGCGTCACGGTCATGCCTGATCATCCTCATGTACCGTCTGACAACCTCTTCGCAGCCCTTGGCATACCGCTTGTCCACCGTGGCCAGCCTGGCGTCCACGAATGCCTTGTCCTTGGTCAGTTCCCAGTGAGTCAGCAGTTCCCGTGCCTCTGCCTTGAGCAGCACAGGCATATCGGGGCTGGGCCGGTTTGAGGGCGGCCTGTAGGGGCGCAGTGGCTTCATTTACGCTTGCTGTAGCACTGGCCGCAGATCCAGGTTCTGGCGCCCAGCCAGAAGACTATTCTGCAGCCCAGCCTGTTCTTGGTTCGGCCGCACATCGGGCAGAGGATTGTGGTCATGCTCTGTTCTCCAGCCCAAGCATCATGGCTCGCATCCTGTCTAGCAGTTCCTTCAGATCCTTGACATGGCCGCGCTCAATGTGCAACTGCTCCATCAAGGCGTCCAGTTCCTCCTGCAGCCGGTGCAGCTTGCTACTGCTGTGCAGGGTGGCCAGTTGGTAGCCGTCTCTGAACTCATCGCTCATATGCTCAAGATCCATCTTGCTCCTCCAGCGCCCAGTACAGCAGGGCGATTGCATCTGCCTCATTGTCATTGGTCACCGGGTGGCCGCGGTCACGCATGGCCTGCACCATCTCCGGCTTGCCTGCATTGCCCTTGCCTGTCGCGTGCTTCTTGATCGAGCCAACAGGCACTCCCTGGTAGGCAATGTTTCGGGCCTCGCACCAGGCAGTCAGTGTGGCCATCAGGCCGCCGTACACATGAGCCGCATCAGTGCTGCTGTGCCGGCGCACCTCCTCGAAATAGATCTCGTTGATCTCGCCTACGGTGGCACTGATCTCGCCCAGCCACTTCTTGAAGCGCAGGTAGCGCATCCCGCCACCCTCGTAGCGGTTAGGCTTAAATGATGCCCAACCGTGCACTACAGGCCCGTTTAGAGGCCTTGCTGCCCATCCTGTCGTGGTGCCAAGGTCCAGGGCAAGGATCGCCGCGGTCACAGTAGGCCTTCCCTACGCATGGCATCCACAAAGATCTCAATGTCCAGCTTGGCAGCCCAGTTACTCTGCAGCAGGTCGCCAGTGACTGTCAACGCCCAGGAGATCACTTCGGTTGGCACTGCCAGTCCTGCCCTGGCCATATCCAGCAGTGTGTTTGCTTCCTGGGGGTTCATTGCTGCGCTCCTACCAAGCTGTTCAGCCTGGCGCTCAAATCAGCGTACTGGCGGGTGAGTGTCTCCTGCAGGATGACATCCACCATCATGCTGCGGCTGCGGGTCTGCGCCTTGCAGGCACGGTCAAGCATTTCGAGGGTGTCCTGTCGCAGTCGGATGAAGATTGCTTTCTTGGGCGGTGTTTTCATGGCTGTGTGTGTGGGTGATTGCGAGTGGCAAGCATTCTAGGCAAATGATTCTGGGAAAGTAAAGCCCTCACAGTTTAGTCGGGAATGTGTTGACAGGTCAAAACCATGTTGTGCTACAATCCTTCCAACGATAGCACGGTGCTATCGTACAACCACCGAGAAACAGGAGTTGATCATGTACCTTATCACTGACTCATACGGCACTCGCCAACGCGCATGGACACGCGCCAATGCCTTAGACTGGCTGCGCTACTGCAGCCCCGAGGCTGAAGTCCGCAACATCTGGGGCCGCCTGGTCGCCACTCGCAAACAGGGGGTGTGATCATGACCACCAAACTGATTCAAACAAAGACAAACAAACGCGGCATTCAATACGCGCTTGGCACAGACGGCAACACTTTCAGCGTATGGAAACTGTGCGAGAACTACGCATCCCACCGCAAGGGTGGTATGTCCTACACCTGGCGCTATGTCCAAAAAGACATGGTTCAAGACGCCGCAAAAGCGCTTTTTAACCGTCGCGGAGCCTGATCATGACCAAGTTTGTTGCCTACTACCGCGTCAGCACAGACCGCCAGGGCCAGTCAGGCCTTGGCCTTGAGGCCCAGCGTGATGCCGTGGCCCATCACATTGGCCAGGCTGAGTTGGTGGCCGAGTACACAGAGGTGGAGTCTGGCCGCAAGAATGACCGGGTGCAGCTTGCTGCAGCACTGGCCAAGGCCAAGTCCACCAAGTCCACCCTGGTGATTGCCAAGCTGGATCGGCTGGCCCGCAATGTCCACTTCATCACCGGCCTGCTGGAGTCTGGCGTCAACTTTGTCTGCGCCGATATGCCAGAGGCAGACCGCACCTTCCTGCAGATGGCCGCAGTGTTTGCTGAGTGGGAGGCCCGCAAGATCTCTGACCGCACCAAGGCCGCCCTGGCTGCAGCCAAGGCCCGTGGCCAGGTCTTGGGCAGCCCGAAGCTGGCCGAGGCAGGCGCACTGGGCATCCAGTCCATCAAGGCCAGGGCCGCGGCCTATGCCGAGCGCGTTGGCCCGGTGGTGCGCGACATCATTGAGAAGTCTGGCGCCAAGACCATGCGCGACATCGCCCAGGTGCTGACTGCCCGTTGCGTTGAGACACCCCGCGGTGGCCAGGTATGGCACCCTAGCCAGGTGTCCAATCTGCTTGCCCGTATTTAACCAGGAGAACTAGCATGAAAAAACAAGTCCCATACAACACAGGAAAAGTCGAGATCGGCAAGGAATACATACCGCCGCAGCGTATTGAGATGAGCGACTCCATGCTGCTGCTGCAGCGGGCCTTACTGGAGGACAAGACTAAGCGCCGTGCCGAGGCCGCGGCTGACTTTGCCTTGTACATTGTGGCCTGCATTGCAGTCATCGTGATGGTGCTGACATGGAGATGACCGGCCAGCACATTCGGGACACGCAACTGTCCCTGTTCGAGGCCAGAGATGCAGTCTTTCTGGCCAGGTGCAGGGCCATTGCCGCCGACATCTGCCGGCAGCAGGGATCGGTTAGCATCAATGAGGTTCGCCAGCGGGTTGAGATACCTGCAGGTATGCATCCCTCAGTGCTGGGCGCCGTCTTCAAGTCAAAAAAATTCAAGGCCATCGGATTCACCGAGGCCACCCATCCCCAGGCCCACGCCCGTGTGGTCAGGGTTTATCAACTGACCGGAGAAGGAGAAACCAATGGTCAATAAAGTAACGCCGGACACCATGCTGTCGGCATCCCGTCTGCCCAGTGTCATGGGCATCAGCAAGTACCGCACACCCAATGATGAGTTGGAGTTGAGCATCGCCGCGGAGAAGGGCATTGAGTCCGACTTTGAGGGCAATGAGGCCATGGGCTGGGGCAATCAGTTAGAACCGCTGATCTTGCGCGAGGCCGCCGCCAGGCTCGAACTGGCAGACCTGGTGACCGAGCATCCAGATGCCCGGTTCCACGCCACCCTGCCCATTTGCTGCAGCCTGGATGGCACCGGCAATGGGCTGGGGCGGGTCTACACCACAGACCCGGAGAAGGGCATCTATGTGATCGGCCAGGACAGCATCACTCTGGAAGGCGTGGGCGCCATCGAGGCCAAGCTGACAGGCATGGATGTGGAGGATGTGCCGCCTCTGTGGCGCGGCCCAATCCAACTGCAGGCACAGATGGACATCATCGGTGCCAAGTGGGGTGCCATCGCTACTCTGTACCGCGGCACCGCGTTGCGAATCTTCCTGTTTGCCCCACACCAGGGAACTCTGAACAAGATTGCCGAGGTGGCCACCGACTTCCAGCGCCGCCTGGATGTGTGGAAGCAGTCAGGCATTGTGGACTACTACCCGCCTCAAGAAGGTGAGCGGTGGACTGATGGCCGGGGTGCATACCCCATCGATGCGGAGCCAGTAGAACTGGACAAGGATGCTGCAGACTTTGCCGACAAGGTGATGGACACCAGGGCGAAGATGAAGGATCTGCAGGCAGACCTGGACATCTTTGAGGACGCCTTGAAGCGCAAGATGGGTGACCATCAGACCGGCATTGCCGGGCAGTGGCGCATTTCCTGGCCAACCCGCAGCTACAAAGCGCAGCCTGCCAAGACCGTGCCGGCCAAAGAGGCCTACACCATTCGTCAGTCAACTCTTACCATCAAGGAAGTCAAATGAGCAAACATACAGATGGCCCGTGGCTTGTCGCCATAGTCCGCGATAAACATGGCACAACTAGCTACCAAGTTCTTGAACATACTCATACGCTTGTATGTGTGGATCCAGAAGAATTTTATGAGGATGGTAATTATCCAGAAAGAGATGATGACGGGTTCTACATTCCAGATGAGTACATTGATTGTTCTGCTTCAAAAGTGGCTAATGCTTATCTGATTGCAGCGGCACCTGATTTGCTAGAAGCACTTAAAGCATTATTGAAAACGGTTATACACACAGATCTAGCGAAACTTTTAGAAACAAAACAAGCAGTTGAAGCAATCAAAAAAGCGGAAGGAGAATTTAAATGAGCAACCTAGCAACCACCAAGGGTTTCGCACCGGCTACCCTTACCGAGGCCGTGCAGTTCAGCCAGATGCTGGCAGAGTCCAGCATGGTTCCCAAGGCCTACCAGGGCAAGCCACAGGACATCCTGGTCTGTGTGCAGTGGGGCTATGAGATGGGCCTGGCGCCAATGCAGGCGCTGCAGAACATCGCCGTGATCAATGGCAAGCCATCGGTCTACGGCGATGCAGCCATGGCGCTGGTGCAGGCCAGCCCGGTCTGCGAGGGTGTCGAGGAGCGGGTGGATGGCGAGGGTACGCCCAACCCTGTAGCGGTCTGCATAGCGCACCGCAAGGGCCGTAAGCCGGTGACGGCCACCTTCAGTGTCGAGGATGCCAAGCGGGCAGGCCTGTGGGGCAAGCAAGGCCCATGGCAGGCCTACCCCAAGCGGATGCTGCAGATGCGGGCCAGGGGGTTCGCCTTGCGGGACGCCTTCCCTGATGTTCTAAAGGGTCTGATCACCGCGGAAGAGGCCCAGGACTACCCGGCCGAGAAGGCAGACAAGTACCAGGCCACGCCGGCTAGCACCAATCCCTTGGATGCCCTGGCAGCCCCGGCCCCGGCGCCGGTGGAGGAGGTGGCCGCGCCTGCCGAGGAGGTGGTGGTGGATGTGTCAGACGCTCCGGTGATTGAGGAGGATGGCGCATTCAAGTTGATGGTGCCTGGCAAGGATAAGCCTGCTGCCAGCTACACCAGTCTGGACGATTGGGGTGATGCCTACGAAAACATGGCCGAGAAGATATTCAAGGCCAGCAAGCGGCCGGCAAGGGAGCGCATGACAATCCTGCGCGAGTTCAAGGAGGCCAACCAGGCAACCATTGACGCGGTGGACACAGTAAAGCGGGTGCGCCACACCTCCGGCTATCAGACCCGTCTGCGTACACTTGGGGCGCAAAATGGTGTGTGAGTACATCCCCTGCAACTACCCTGTTGGCCAGTGCCTGGAACTGTGTGGCGAGCGGTTCTGGCCTGGCACCAATGTGGTCAAGTCAAAGGGCAATGCCTTTGACTGGCGCAATCAAGATAGGTCTGATCTTGACAGGTGGATGACCCACCTGGCCTATGTCAAGCGGGGGGTGGAGAATGCCAGCAAGAAGGTGGACAAGAATGCTGGCCTGAC